GTCATGGTGCCCGCAGTTCAGGTCGCCAGGGAGTACCTTGGAATTTACTGGCCGGCAAACTTGATCTCGTGTTCAAGTATGGCTGGGAACTTCTCTCGAACTAGCTTGGCTAGTGCGGCCTGTACTATCTCATTGCCAAAGGCAGCTGGCACGCTTGGCCCAAACAATTCCTTGATCGGCAGTCCGTGCCACTTGCCGTTGATCTTCTTATGCTGATTACCAACGCGGACATACACACCTTGGTGACCTGACGGCATGGTGGCAATGAAGGCACCTTTGATCAACTTGCGACCATGCTTCACACTAACTGACACACCGCTATTGGTCTCACGCGCCGAGAAGGCAATCAACGGTATCGGTCTACCTGAGCACTTGATCACCACCACTGCATTACCACTTGATGCGCGCTTGATGGTGATCTTCTGCTTGATAGCCGCCGCCTTCATGTTGTATCCAGCGGCGCGTATCTCTTTGCTGGCCGCTACCTTTGCCTGTGCTGCAATCTTATTCAGCGCCCGTACTTTAGCTTTTTCCAATACACCAGTGCGTAACTCAAATAGCTTGATTGCCACTTGGTTAAAGTTATGCTGAACATCGATGCTGATCATATTGATATCGCCAATGCAAAAAGCCAGCGGATTAGGCTGGCTTGTTATCCTTGCTGAGTCGGAAAATCATCCGCAAGGACGATTTAACTTCACCAACTCAGAATGTATGCGCACAATAAACATTGATTAATGCATTGTCAAACGATTTTTAATCATCACGATCGAGCGCTTCAACTCATCCCCATACTGGTGACCGTGAATACCCAGCTCGCGGGCTATATCTTTGGGTTCAGCACGCCCCACAAATTGACGTCGAATAATCTCACGCGGCTTTGCTGGAAACATCGGATTACAGACAGTGCGCTCAACCGCAAGAACCACACGCAGATCAGGCTGGGCGACATACGTGTTGCTGTCTACGTCAGGGTAAGTGGACACATAGCGTCCTTCAGCACTTGCGCAACGGCCATGCGAATCAAGTCCCTTGTTTACACGAACCCATCTTGCCCAATCGAAAATTTTAATCGCCAATTCAGCTGGAACGAAAATCTTCCCGTACACCACATTGATTTCAGTCATTGCTTCGCCGTAATCAAAGTTAGTTTGTACTGCTTGCACTTCACGCCGTGTTGTTTGTCTTTCAAGCATCGCATCATCCTTTCGTTAAACCAAATCTCACTTTGTTCAAATTCGCACCCTTTGCAGCTTTTTGCCTCTTTAAGCATCAAAGCTAGCAACGGGTCTCCGTACATCCATCGCTCAAGCACCTCTGCCACGCTTCTTCTCCTTCCCGTTATTCCATCGCGCAGCTACTTCCTGCTCAACCACCTTGCACATCAAACCATCCCTGCGCCGCCAGCGTTCAATCCATGCCTGCCGAACTTCCAGCCTTGGCTCACCGAGGATGTGACGCACACGACAACAAACTAGCGAAAAATCAAAAATCCCTGAATGGTCGCGACATAACCCGCAGTCGCTTACTTTTTCAGCGCTTGCTACCGAATCCGGATTGCGCTGAACCGTTGTATTACCGCCCTTCTGGCAAGCTGGTTTTGCGTTGATCTGCACCAGGCTATCAAACAAATCCGCCATTACCTTGATCTACTCAGCCGCTCTTTGATCCGCACCGCAAAGCCCTCCATGGATTCACCCGGTCGGGCAATCAGCTTGACCTCGCAGCCTTTTTTCATGATTCCTGCATCAGTTTTGCACCACTCGGTATCGGACAAGTCAGCGGCAAGCCAGCTTTGCTTGAAGCCTCCCCATCCTCGGTTGCAGCAGACCTGGACAGTTTTTTCAAAGGTGAATCCCGCTTTATCCGCTTCTAGCCAGATTGCGTTCAGGATCACCGCGTCAATGCACGGCAAACGTTTTTTGCTGCGCAGGTCAAGCCATTCTCCAGCCAGTTTTTCAGGAACGCCTTTTTTCGCCAAAAGTTCAATACCCGCAGCTCGTTCGTCACGCGCAGTGGTCTGTTCAATGGTTTGTTCTTTAGTTAGTTCATTGGTCTGTTCTATGCTCCTAGCCGAATCGGCTAGGGGTGAAGTAGCCGATTCGGCTACGTGCTGGTAGCCGAATCGGCTAGGAGCGGCCCGCCCGTTTAAGGTAGTCTGTTCGGCTACGGGTGTGGATAACTTTTCTTTATACTGTTCCGTAGATGACGTAGCCGAATCGGCTACTGACTCAGCACGGCTGATACTTTCAGGAATTCTGATCGCGTATTCCGATGAGCGGCTATTGCCGATATTCCCAGACTTGATTATCCAGCCCATCTTACATAGCGCCGTAGTAGCCGCGCTGATATTAGATACGTGCATCCCCCCGCAACGCTCCGAAAGCGCAGCTCTCGATGGCCACGCTAGCCCAGTATCCTTATTCCTAAATGAAAACAGCCCAACAAGAACACGCATTTGCTCAAGCGTAAGACGCGAGTCTGCTAACACTTCAATTGGGACTATGGCAAATACGTTTTCAGACACGATCTGCCTTCCATCTTAAATGCCAGGAATTTTCAGGGGCAATCATTTGAGCTGAATTGATCTCGCTCATCATGACAAGCGTCATCCAGTAGCGCTTTCCAGACGGCTCACCAATTAAAGATGCCATCATCTCAATCAGCAAATCTATTTTTTCAGCTGACGAAAAATCAGGGACGGCCATTTCTAGACCGCGCTCATAACCTTCATGAAACTCATCTTGGTTGTTCATGCTGGAAAATCCTTGCGGTGTTTCGCTCTCACTTGCTCACGCAACGTGGCCAGTGCACCGATGCACTTTTCAAGATGATCCTCAATTTCAGTCAGCTCACGGCGATCAATCTTTCCGTCATCCGCCAATGAATCCTGAATGTTTTTAGCCAGATCGCCTTCAGCTCGCATCATCAACAATATCTGTTGAAACAACTCACCTGCATTGGTTGTCACGTCCGGAAGTGAAACCGCGATATGGCCAAGCCGAAAGCACATTGCGTGCAGCGGCTGATATGCCCCCGGCACATTCACCTCGGCGCATAACTCAATAATCCGAATGAAATCTTCTGGCGAAAGATGGTGTGTAAAGACTGATGGTGACAACTGCTTGCGCAATGTGGACTCTTCGCGCCCTAACCTAAGCGCTAAAGCAGGCAGCTTGCCCGGATAGCGGCGAGCCAGGTTATAAAGTGCATCGTCTGGATCTGAATCAAAGTATTCGCAAGTCATGGAACATCCTCCCTTTTATTTCCGTTGCCGCTGTTTTTTATTGCGGCTAATCTTCAACCATGAAAACCACTAAACTTTCCCAAAAAAATGCCACCCGACCTCATGGACGGATGGCACAAACCGCACAGGAGCGCGGACTTCGCTCAGGGAGTAGCACGAAGATAATATGGGCGCGCTCACAGCGCTGCTCCGATAAAAGGCGGGTATCCACTGACGTGATAGGATGGAGTTCTCACACAACGATCCATAACGAAAGGAATACCCATGAAACTCGATATCGACTCACACGCCATCACGCTCACCTGTCCTGGATGCAGCAAGGAATTCAACGAGAAGATCGGACGGCTGAAACGCAATCCAACGCTTACTTGTCCCGGCTGCGGGAATGCGATCACAATCAATGCGGACAAGCTGCGCAGTGGCATCCAGTCCGTCGAGAAATCTATCGACAACTTCAGGAGATCGCTTGCCAAACTCGGCAAGTAACTTCAACGCATCCAGGCACGGCTGCGCATCGACGCATAGTTCCAAGGATAAAAATGCCATTACGCGGCCTCCTTGATTTGATTAGATTCGCGGTCAGCCGATGCGCCAAACACATCCGGGCGCAACTCGTACCGGGTTACCGCGCTGTTGGTGGCCTGTTCGATTTTTATGCAGTATTCAGCGGGAACTACGCCAAGTGAGCGATTCAACCAATTCCAGACATGTGATTGCCTAACCTTAATCAGTTTCGCCAAACTTGTTTGTCCGCCAGTTATATCAACTGCTTTTTGTAAGGGGTTTTCCATGGAGCAAAGAATAACACTACAGCGTTTATCTGGTCAACACAAAGGTGTTTTGATTTTTAACAAATACCAAAGTATTTTGTTTGGCATGGAATACACACTTGGACAGCGCCTGAAAAAAGCGCGCGAACATGCCGGAATATCACAATCCGAACTTGCAGATGCTGTTGGAATCAGGCAGTCTGCAATATCGCGTATCGAGCGTGATGAGGCGTTAACGACCGGCTTTGCATCACGGTTAGCCAAGGCGTGCGGGGTTAGGACTGATTGGCTTTCCGAAAAAGATGGCGAAATGCTTGAAAACCCAGGGATGAAAGACGAACGCATTAAGCGCGGCATTGCAATGCTTGAGCAGTTGCAATCAGAATACAGGCTAGACGATGCGCTAGAATTGCTTGATTCGATTGCTAAATTCAGCCGAAAACCCAAACAAAGCGGCACCCAATAACGTGATCCAGTTTCCAGTAAAATGTAGTTTCTATTCCAAATAAAGGGCGACAAATGTACAAGTTACTTGCAATAGTTTCACTGCTATCAGTCACAGGCTGCGCGGCTACCTATAAAGAGCCGATTACAGCTCAACCTGATGCATCGCAAAATATACAAGGCTCCCAAGTGAAATTACTGCGCGCCGCAAAGCAGGTGTTAGTTTCAGAGGGATACCAAATCACTAACATTGATGATGCTGCGGGGTTAATTTCTACCGCACCGAAAGATATTCGCCTTACCCCGAAAATGGCTGACTGCGGAACAACCATGGGACTAGACTATTTGAAAGACAATAGAACCTCCTCTAAACTTGGCTATGGCGTACTGGCATCTGATAATAAAATTACGCTAAAGGCAAATATGAGCGCAACTTATTTGCCCGGGAATGACACGCAAAGCATAACGCTTACCTGCGTTTCAAGAGGGCACTTGGAAAATGAATTACTTGCAAAAATTCAATCAATTATGACTTCATACTAAGCGCAATTTATTGCCTGGCTACCAGCCAGGCTGAACGCTTCATCAATTAAATTATGATAAATACACCTACCCCAGATATATTACCCATCCGAAACCAAAACGCGCCATGAGTGTCATCGACTTTACCGACTATAAAAAGAATCTAACCGGCAACACACCTAAAAAAATTACATTTAGGGGCGCTGTATACTTTGGCGATACCAACACTCCCAGTTCACTCAACTTCACTTTTACCATCGCGGATGGTGATGTTGCAGGAGCGATCGAAGCCGCAAAAGAATTCGGCGGCATACCTTATACCACCGCTGACGGGAAAACCATTTTTCTTCCTTGGCCACCAGCAGCCATTGAGATTGAAGATGTCTAGTAAAATCTTCGGCGCTATTCACTTTCACCCCTGAAGCCTGAACGGAAGACATTTTCGACTGGCCGCGCTCTCTGACGTAGATCGCAAGGCTCTCCTGTAAAGCTTCAGCAATATGCCGTGCGCTTGCCTCATCAAGCGAGATACGTACTACTCCTCCTTCGCCCATCTCAAATATTACCCCGATCCGGCCAGCCCTCCTGTCAAACCGCGTGGTTTTACCCCACATCGCCCGTTTATAGCAATTTGGCAACTTAAATAGCATTGTCTTATCCTAATTTTAACCGCCAGACGTCCTGACTGTTTTTATTTTGCCATAAATAACGCTTTAGTGTTGACACTATCAAACACAATAGTGTTTAATACACCCATACCGCAACCACAGCGGAGATGCGCTGCCAAGGCGACGCGAGCCGTAGTCCTCCCGATCCGGGGCCAACACGGCATAAACCCAATAACTTACATAGGTAAATCACCATGCCAAATTCAAAATTTAAATTTGAACTCGAACAACAGGTAACCATCACCGCCAGCGGCGAAACCGGTGAAGTAATTGGTCGCGCCGAATATGCGTATGCCGAAAAATCCTACTTTATTCGCTACAAACGCGGCAATGGCTGCGCAGTTGAAGCGTGGTGGACTGAATCTGCACTGGCATAAATAACACGGCCTAACAGTCGGCAGCGGATAGGCGAAGCAAGTGCAGCATGGTCGGCAGCGGATAACGCGACAAAGCGCCGCATGAGAAAAGCCGATTGCCCATGCCTCGCTGCTTTACGAGCAGCCGCCTACCTGATACTGATTAAAACCAAATCAACGGAGACACCCATGACCATCACGCTCGACCAAATCAAGACCGAACAAAGCATGCTTTCAGCCCTGATCGCCGCATTTGAACAGTTGCCAACACCCTATCTGCCTGAAGGCGTAACGCTTTCATCCGGTGAAAGATACCTGTGCTCTATCACCCGTCCAAACGGTGAAACATGCCACACAATTTTATTGCCTACCGATTTCGCTGCCGACAATTGGGCTAATCAGATGGAACGAGCAAAGGCTGCCGGCGGCGATCTGCCAAACCGTGTTGAACAAGCGCTGCTGTTTGAATGCATGCCTGAAGAATTCAAGGAAGAGGCTTATTGGTCAAACACGCAGCACGCTGTCGACTCAGATTTTGCCTGGGGTCAGCATTTCTACGTTGGCAGCCAGGACGGCATTCACAAGGGCTACCAGCTCAGAGCGCGCTTCGTCCGCAGATCAGTTATTAAGTAATTTATCAATTTATTACACGGAGAGCACCATGG